TGACCAACAAAGCCCGGAGTACAAAGATACTTACGATCACCATAATGAGCAAGAAGCTTCATCCAAACAACAATAGGTTCACCTTTTTCATCTAAGAATACAGGCTTACCCTCTTTGCCAACATTGAATGCTTTAACAAAGAACTCACAAAATGCTTTCCATTGAGCAATACGACCGTTAATATCAGCGTTCATATCAATAGGCTGAGGAAAGCCGGGTTCAACGAAGTTAGGACAATCGATATAAGCATCGAGACGGTGACGACAATTCCGGTACGCTTCCGTAATCAAAGAGGTAAACGTTTTAACATCTACAGCGGTTCCGTCAGTTTTACGAGTAGTGACGATACGGAAAGAATCAGTATAGAATCGATCAACTTCATCACCAGGAATGGGTTCTTCTTTATAACGGAAAACAATAGTTGGTACAGGAATACCGGCATACTCATAGGTGGATGCAACACCGTTCTCATCTACTTTAGGAGTTTCGGTTTCTTTGATCTCGACAGATACGAGATGCGCCTGACACAAATTGTTGAACTCTTCACGAGGTTTAAACTTCTTGTCTTGGGTAACTACAACCTCACCAAAATTAATAACTCCGGCAGCAACTTGACTTTTATTAACTTCACTCATTTTATAAGTAATTTAAAGAGTAAAAAAAAGAGGAACCTTAATAGTCCCTCTTTTTGTAAGATAGATTTGCTTAGCTAAGCAATGTGTTGTCACGGATATAGATTAAATATCATCCTCGTCACCAGTGGTTTCTTGAGCAGCAGGTGCTTCTTTCGATGCATTAGCAGTAATTTCAGCATCTACGGTATCGGCTATAGTTTCCAGTGTATCAGCTTTCTTATTTTCTGCATCATCAGCAGCAGTTTCAGCTTCAACAGACGGATCGTAAGGACGGTCGATAATCTGTGCGTTCACACAAGCCCAGATACGTAACATAGAGCCGTCAGAGTTCGGATAGTCGATACCGGTATCAACCAATTCATAGTGAACCTCGCGGTTAGCGGTATACTTCGTATAAGGTTTACCCTCAGAATCTTTCTTATCAATTCCGTAAGCATAGCCAAGTTCAACCAACTTATCAGCTGTGATAGCTTGTGCATTTGGTGTGTTCTGCAAGAATTGAGAGTAACAAGCTGCGTAAGAGCAGAACAATTTACGACCAACACCTTTAGCTTTACCGACAGCAGCAAGAGTCATCATGTCGTCAGTTTTCACTTTAGAAACCATGATGAAGAACTTCTTGTTCACATCGTTCTCACATTGATCAGCAGTCAAGACCATAGCTTTCATATAGTCGCCTGTTTCAATGTTAAGCATCTTAGATGCAAGACCGTTAATACACATCTTGTTGATAGAGATGTTCACCACCAACTCCGGACGAATTTCATCACTTACTTTAGCAGCTTTAGCTACAGTTTCAAAACGACCTTCATTGATACCAGCTTTCAAGAAATCAAAATTAAATTTTTCCATGACTTTAACTTTATTAATAGTTTATGTAAGATAGATGTTTGCAATATCACTACCACAAACGGTATTTATTCTTTAATAATTTGCGTTATCATCTGCTTCTACATATTGAACATCAACGTAATCATCATTAATAGATTTAACGTCTTTAAGTTCAACATCACAATACATTCCGTTAAGAATATCATTAGCGCAGATACGAGCAGCGATCATAATCGCCATTTTTCTCATAAGAGAACGAGTGTGTTTATCCCAATTATCTTTACCTTTAACATCAGCACCGGTAATTGAGTTTTTACCCGATTTAAGACCAGCGTCAATAGCTTCTTGAAGAGTATAAGAAATTGTAGTTCTTTTACCTTTACGAACAAGAGTAACCGTTGTACGATAAGTCTTAACAATACGAGTAACAGGAATCATACCTTGTTCCGCCATCATTTTACGAACATAATCATCATTATATTCATCAATATCAATGTGACGTTCAGGTTTAAATTCAATAATGGGTTTACTTAGCTGAACATTAAAATATTCATATACGGGAACAAAGTCTTCGTCAATCTCAATATCAATATGATGTTTATTAAGACAACCTTCAACAACATTAATTCCCGTATAAACTTGTCTAGTACCACCACTTTCAAAACAGAATATATTCTTTAAAGAAGCGGTAACAGAAAGACCAAGAGTTTTACCAAGTTCAACCTTTTGAATAGCGTCGAGATTAAGATTACGACCATAAGCTAGAGAAGTCATAGGAGAAAGACCTAATTCCTGCCCAGTTAATAAACAAGTAACCATGTTATCAATGTTAATAACTTCAGTGACAGTTCCATCTTTAGTTACATTTTCTTTAAATCTCGCACCAAGATCAGTATTTATAAGACTTTCAGCAAAAGTTCTATATTCACCAAGAACAGCGAGATTACGAGTAATTACATCTTTATTTGCTTGTGCAACAGCTCCACTATTAGCTTTTACAACTTCACCTTTATTAGTAGCAGCATTAGCACCGTCTTTCGTAGCATCATCTGTAATAACTTCTTCACTCATTTTGTCGTTTTCTTTGTCTTTATTTTCCATTGGTAAAAGTAGATAATATTTTTGACGTGTGCAACAATAGTAAGCACTAAATCATCAAAAATTAAAATTTAACATCTTTAATGCCATTAGTCCAGACAATATCAGTAGTAAATTTACTCTGCGCATCAATGAGCTTTTCTTTCTCTTTTGACGTGCAGTAATCGTCCGAATTGAGTGCGAAATCTTGCATATAAAGCCATATTATAATAGTAGGCTTATTTATGTATGGTTGTTCCTCTTTCTTGTCGGAAATGGTCTTAAATGGGTTGCAATATGGAGAGGTACATATAATTGTAGTAAGATCCTCAACATCAAAAACCACATTAGCAACTTCATCTGTAGCAATAACAGAAACATCACCATGTTCAAGATGCTTTAAACATTCTTTTCGGATACCAATATCACCAAATACTTTAGGTTCATCTTTCTTGGCACCAGTAGTATAAGTATAAGGCTGACCATTGAAATCATAACAAATCCTAGAAGTCATACCTTTATACCAACACATACAGTAATCCAAAGTCTCAACAAAATTAGTAATAGAACGAGTCTTACTTAAAACAAGTCCTTTACCTTTAATATTCTTAATAGCAGTAGCAATAGCTTCTCTCTTATTAAGATTATTATTATATAACTCTAAACGTTTCTCAATAGCATCACTAAATGCTTTAGTACGAGTGAGTATATTATCGGGATTCCAATACATTTCTACTTGCTTATTATAGTCATTAGAAAGATCAAGATTAGCTTTCCAACCCATAACTTCAGCAACCATATTACGTACTGTTTCACTATGTATATGCTCTACTTTATCAGTAAGATTATTTACATAATTAACACCCATGTGACAAGCTTTAATAAGAGCCATATCATCTTCTACCATATCCATACGTAGATGAGTAAACTTCCTAAACTCATAATTTACCATCTTAGCTTTACCTTTAAATATAGAAAGCATAGAAGAGATTTGTTCAGTAAGCTGTTTATATAACTCTTTTTCTTCACTTGTAAACTCAATACCAACATTATATATAACATAAGGAGAAATCCAACCTTCTTCCAAAGCCATACTTTTAGTTATAGTATCAACAACCGGAATACCACAAGCAGTAAACGCTTTTAACATATTAACCGGAATCTTTTTCGTAGTAACAAATAAAAACCTATCAGCAGCTACTTTTTTCAACTTCTTGAAATAAGTATCATCTTTATGATAAGCTTCATTTGTACAATCAAGCATCACAAACGTATCAGCATATAGCATATCTTTACCTTTACAAGTTTTAGTGATACGATCAATAAAATCTTTAAGTAAATCTATAACTACACCTGTATGAACAATGCGTTTACGAAGAGAATCTTTCGTCTTAATATCAGGAACTACAATGTGAACATAAGGATCAGCTTCGACTTGATTAGCTACATACTGAATAACCTCACTAATTACAAGAGGGATATCAATACGTTCAGTATATTGAAATAGACCTTTATAACCAGCTTGTTTCCATTTAAGAATACCCTGATAAATACGCTTATATTTTTCAGAAATATCGTAATCTTTCATCTATCTTAATTAACATCTATAAGTTTAATATTATCAAGAACAGCTCTAGCGCATTGTTCTATCTCATTACGATTATATACATCATCAACATAATCAGTTAATAATTCATATAACCTAAAGCCAGCATCACCCATGATACGACAAAGATCAAAAACAATATGTTTAAGCATCTTATCATGGTCGTAATCTTTAAAGTTCTTACTATTGAAAGAATATTGATTAAAGAAATCTTCAAAGGCAGCATCTAAATACACAACAATAACAGCTTTAACAGCTGAGAATTTATTGGTATAAAAATCTTTATAAATAACAGCTCTATCTCTCTTCATATCTTACCAACCAAACAAGTTATTACTATTATTGTTAATACCACGACGTTCACCTTTACCTGTTTTACCATTACCATAAAGAATCTTATAGGCTTCATTAATATAAAAACCATAATTAAGATTATAATCTTCTTTATATTCGTAATCATTAAATAAAGCTACTCTCTGATCAGCAACAAGCGACTTCTCTTCTTCAACAACTATTCCACTAATATCATCACCATACGCTATATTATCAGAATCAGGAACAATAGCTTTTGTTATAGCACCTCCACCACTTTTACAAATATAAAAACGATTATGCTTTTGACACTTAATATAAACAGGTTTACCATCTCTAACTGTCTTATAAATTGTAGTATATTTACCAGCAACTTTCTGACTAAAACAGTAATCATAAATGGCAGTACGAGAAGTATTGATATAATTTCTAATAAATTCAGTAATATCAACACCATAAAGGAAATATTCTTTAAGAGCTTTCTTAACAACAGGATAAACAAAACCTTTATTATATTCAGGGTCTTGAAGAAAATAACCTTTAAACTTAATAAATTTATCTTCAATAGCTTGACGTGTAGTGTAAGTATTACTTTTAGAATCAATCCATACACCACAACGATTATATTCTTGTAAAGCATCATAGAAACCATATCCAACAGCAATATAATCATTAACAGCACTTCTACAATACTTCTCAAACTTTTCAGTTTCAAGATCTAATTTACTATAAACACTCCATTCATTACAGATATGTTTAAACACACCTTGACGATTAAGAGGTAATCTAACAAGTAGACCATCTGTATTTGCAGATAACACATCAAAGTTATTCAACTCAAATGCTTCTATCAAACCACATAGTAATAATTGCAGATTAATCGTTACAGTATAAGTACATTCGGGATCATATAGATAATCCATAGCATCATTAAGAGCACCATAAATTCTATTGATTACAATTTTAAGAGCATCAGCTTCTAACTTTCTTCCAGTATGTTTAGCTTCAACACGAGTTTCACGTAACCATTTAACAATGCCAATAAAGACTTCTTTAGATAAATGATGAGGTGCAACACCATATTCAACAATAAAGCTGGGATACATACTAGTGACATCAGGGTCAGCAAGAATTTCACCAGATTCAGCCCAAATGACACGAGGATCATCTTTACTATGAAGACCACCTTTTGCCATTGTATAACCCTTATCATGAGAAAGAAATTCTAAAGATTGAAAACTCTTCCTCCACGTAGTAACAACGATTCCATTAGCAATAGATTCACGTTTAAGTTCACTTTGCTTAGGACTACCAAGACCGATATAAATACTATATCTCTGAATAGATTCAAGAATCTTCCTATAAAAAGGAGTCTTAAATTGAATACTATCTTTGACAACTTTACCAATAGGCACAGCACTACGTTCAGTTCGAAGATCAACAAACTCATAAGAAGGCATACCTGACCATTCAGAATAGAACTTAGTCATAAGATTTTTACCAATAGAACTACGTGACATATTACGTAGATCAATAGCATACATCTCACTTAGCTTAGCACGAAGATCTAATTCTTTCTGTTGATTTTTAACAAGAGCATCAGTACCTAGAACATCATTAATATTATAATCTGTTACAAGTGCTATCTCATCACGTTTGATACGATAACTCCAATGAATAGGTAAATCTTGAATACGATACCATTTCAGAACTATCATAACAGCTTTAAGAGCAACAAATGTAGCATCAAGATATAAAATCTTTTGAATATCAAAATCGGTAAAAGGACGGAAATATCTACGACCTTTATAAAAATCAAGAAGTCTACGATATGTTTTACCACCCATATCCTTATCAACAGCTTTCTGAGAATGCTCAAATAGAAATTCAGTTATATGTTGCTTCCTACCATAAGTATCTTCACGAAGACCAGTCTTCCAATCAAATGTAGGAGCATAATGAATGAATATATCAAGCATAGTCATATCATAGTTAAAACTATTATAACCAATGATAATTTTATGAGATTTAAAAAATATATAAAGACCTTCAATACCACTACTAATATTATTAGAATCATCCCATGAAGCAGGTGTCATATTCTGACGTTCAAATTTATCTTCATGATAAGCTCTATAAATAATAAAAGTCTTAGCCCCCATAGCTTCAAGAATAAGACGTTTATCTTCTTTATTCTTAGCTATATCAGCAGCAATATATAAATCAATAACGTCTTGAGGAATACCGTAAGGAATGAAGCTAACCTCAAACATATTAATATAACACTCAATATCGTATATCCAACTAGTAGTTGGTGATTTATTAACAGTCATTTATTTTAAAATAACCCATTGATTAACAAATTTACGATAAGCAATAACAGCAGTATCATACGCTCTATCGAGATAACTATAATCATTATTCTTACGCATATATTCAAGACTCATAGTATAAATATGTATCTTACCATTAGGAAGCACATCAATACCTTCTCCACCTTTAGGAAAAGCTTTACCTCCACTAACAATAAAATATGGATCTTTACCATAAGTTATGAACATACTAGGTTCAACTCTAGCAATCTCTCTTTGAAGTCTAGGAAAACATTCAGCAATAGCTTTCGCATTAATAGTCTGAGATGTACCACATTTGACAACAGAAGTAATATACGATAAAGCAAGTAATTTCTTATCTTCAAGAATACGTCTAATGAATTTACCTGTGTTACCACTAAGTACGTATTTAGTCTTTCTATCAGCTGGACTAGGAGCAGCAACTAAATGTAAGATAGTTCCGCTCCCTTCCAGCCCTTGTCCCCTACTGGGGATTAGAGAGTTCCGCACACATAGATCACACTTATCACAATAATCATCTTCACGTAATTCATCAGACGTATCTTCAAACATATTAGAAAATCTCGTTTGCATCAATAATTACTTTTAGCAGCAATTCGTTCAAACAGACTACG